TAGATGACGGTGCTAAATATTCTGTAGCTAATGAACTAAAAACAGCATTTGGTAAAATGACTGATATTATTTCAGTAGAACTAGACCCAAAAACTATGGACAAAGCATTGACTGCTATAGATAGAGCTTTTGGTAGTATCGATGTATTAATTTCATCTAATGTTGAGCCAAAAACAAAACAAGCTGCCATAAAAGAAATAACAGCTGCATTTGGTACTATCAAAACATTGGTTGAAAGCGATGTTGATGAGGAATCAAAATACAATGCTATTGCTGCATTAGAACGTGGATTTGCTACAGTTGAAGCTGTTGCCTATGCTAGTATCTCACCTGCATCTAAAACAGCAGCAGTTAATAGTTTGAAAAATGCTTTATCTGGAATTCAAGCCTTAATTAATGATGTAGCATTGAATCCAACTGATACTAATATCAGACAGCTTAATGATAAGATTAAAAAGTTTGGTAATCTAACTGCACAAGTTGAAACCACTATCAGTGGAATAGCGATATCAACTAGTACTGAAGCTCAATTAGCTCGTGATATTTCTGCAATAGATGATTTAATGGCTGATGTTGGTTTAGGTGTTAAGAGTGGTGCAGCAACTGATTTGAATTCTCAAATAGCTGCTCTAACTAGTGCTATAAAAAATATTAAAGTTACTTTAAAAATTGATTTTGATGCTGTATCTGATGAAGCTGTTTCAAGAGTTGAGGGTATTCAAGATATATCACAAGACCCAATGGTATTTAAAATTCAAGTTCCACAAATAAGTACAGCTACTGTTGATAATTTAACAAATGCTCTTAAAGAATCAACAGCTGAAGCTGCTAAAATGATTACAACTTTTGATTCTATGTTATCCAATGCCCAACAAGTTCAATCAGCTATTGATATATTTGCCAATGGTAATACAATGATTGCTGCTTATATACCTCTTGCTGGTGAAGTTAGAGGTAGAGAAGGTTATCAAAAATTAGCAGACCTTACTGAAATCGAAGCTCAAATGCAGTTGACTACTACAGAGAAACAAAGACAAACTTATACTGATTTTGGACAAGATAAAATAAAAACAGAAAAGGATGCGTTGAAACTTGGTTCACAACTTTATTATGATTTACAAACAGGAAGTAGTAAATATAATATTGCATTGAGTTATGTTGAAGGTTACAACTCAACACATACACCGGATATTCCACAAAAGGTTCATGTATTAGATGGTGCAAAGAATGAAGAATCGTATGCTGCTGGTGCAGTGTTAGGTAAAAATCCAAAAACAGATGCGAATAATGCATTAGCTGCTTATAACAGAGCATTGGCTATTATAAAATCTAGTTCTGATGAATACTATAAATTAATTGGCTATAATCAAGGTGGACAAAGCCCTTCATTCTTCGCAATGGGTGGTGCATTTACAAATGGCATAGTTAACACACCTACTGCATTTAACATGGGTGTTATGGGTGAAGCTGGTCCAGAAGCTATTATGCCATTAGTGCAAACAAGTGGTGGTCTTGGTGTTCGTGCAATACCTGCTGCTAATGACAATAACAATAATTCTGAAGAAGAATTACGTGAAGTTAAAAAACAAAACCAAATCTTAATGGCACAAAATGCAATATTGCAAGAAGGGTTCAAACAACTAATTAGTGTTAATACTAAACAAGCTGATAGCCTAGATAATATTGAAACAACAAATCGGAGAGCTGCTGCATGAGTAGTTGGATAGCGACAATACAGGTACTGGATACAAATTCAGTACCCAAAACACTTTACTTTTCAGATGATGGATATACAACAGCAGATGGTATTTATTATGAAGCCCGTATGCGTCAACCCGCTATTATAAACATAACTGGTAATGATGGTGGATTATTAAATGTGATGGCTAGTAATTCTGTTGGTGAAATTGAATTAGATAATACAGATGGTTATTTAGATTTCATGGCAGATTATTACATAGATGGTCGAGATTGTATATTGCAACTTGTGGATGACAATAATATATTTACCACATGGTTTAGAGGTATTGTGACAAGACAATATCAAAAAGGCAATAATGTCTATCTAACTGTGAAATCTTTATCTGAAGCATTAGATACACCTTTTTCACTTAACCGTTATGATGGTTCAGGTGGTACACATGGCGTAGAAGGTTTGGCTACTGACATACGTGGTAATGTGAAACCCCGTATATATGGACGTGTAATAAATGCTACGCCTATATTGTGCAATGCTGCATTAGGTATATATCAAGTATCTGACTTAAGTACTTGTACTATAACAGCTGTGTATGACAAAGGTGCGTTGCTAACACCAGAAGCATCACCAAGAGCTTCGTTAGATGCTTTAGCTGGTTACACTTCTGGTGGTACTGATTATGATACTCCACCAGCAGATGGATATTATGCATATTATCAAGGTTACTTTAGAATAGGCTCAATGCAAACTCAACAAGTCACATGCTCAGCGGAAGATACTGTAATAAATGCAGGTGATGTATTTTTAAAAATATGTCAAAGTATTTTATTCTCTAGTGGGGCTAGAACGATAGGCGAAGTTCCAGTAACGCTAAGTGATGTGCTTTATAAATACCAAGCGTCAGCATCAACTACAATCAAAATAAACAATGTGTTTAATGATGGCGCACCATTAGATTATGCAGGAACACCTTATGCGAGTTTATCTGAATTTAATAGTACAGCTCCTCCTGTTGGAACATGGCGTGACTTTCAAGGTTATTTTAGATTAACACCTCCTATTGATGACCAATCTTACGATAGCATTAATGACCGTTGGAATTCAATAATAATTAACAATGTGACATATAATTCAACTGATACAGCAATTACGTATGCGACTACACAAACTGTAGCTGTAAACACAGATTCAACTTATGGCATCGCTGCTGTATTAAATCCACTTGGACCGATTGGAATATATATAACAGCTGATACTACAATTAGACAGTTACTTGATAGTATTGTTTTATCTGGTGGAGCTTATTGGTGGTTTGGTGATGCTGTTAGTACTACTAACTATGCATCAAATAAAATTAACGTAGCCCTATATCAAGAACCTAGTTCTACTGCTGATATAACTATTGAAAATTGGCAAATTATTTCTGTTGAGAGAACATCAACAGGTGTTGGTCAAAACGGCTTACCTATATATTCTACTATGGCAAAATATGATAAAATAGAAACTATACAAACTGATGTATATGGTGTAGTTAGTGATAACTTTAGAAGTTGGCAAGCGCGATTATTAATAGGTTCGCTTATAAATGAATCTGCTGATTTAACTGTTAAAGCCAAACACCCACAAAGTACTCGTTTAGAGTTTAATAGTTTATGTCGTAGTCAAACTGCGGTTAATACCCGCACAGCTGCAATGTTAGCTTATTTTAAGAAACGTTGTGATGTTCTCGATGCAGTTGCTTATTTTGATGAATTACCTAGAATAACATTAAACATGACAGTGCGTCTTTACTATAATCGCTTAGGTTATACCAATGGTGTTAATTTTAGACTAGTTGGTTATGAGATTGACATTAAACGTAAGCGTGTGACAATGCGTCTAATGGGGTATAAATTGATATGATAATTATTGACTATGTTACTATAATGTGTTATAGTGTTAAAATATTTGTAAATATAGGTAAAATATGAGTAATATAATAGTATGTCATCCAAATAGATTAATTGAACAAACTAAAATATGGTCTAATGCTTCAGCATGGACTACTGGTTTACCTTTGGCAAACATATTAACACCAACATTACAAAAGAAAGCTCGTACTACTTCATTTGCAATAAATGTACCAGCAACAGCTTGGTTTGCAATATCATTGCCAAGAACACCAGATAGATATATGGGAGCTATATCATTAATAAATCATAATTTTAGCACGTCTTCTAAAGTTAAATTTACTGTATATAAACACGCACCTTATTTCTACAGTGAAACAACAGCAACTATATCAACATCATTGACATTAACTATTCCCAGTAGTACTGTTATATTAGCCGCTGGAACATCTATTAAAATGTATGCGCATAGTTCTGACCCAACAGTAGATGATGACTTTGTATTAACTGGTACAATAGGTTCTGTTGCTCTAGGTGCTACATCAATTAGCATAACTAATATAGTTATTCCAAATGGCTTTTTAGGAAAAACTTTTTCAAAATGGTTTATTGGTGATAGCACAGCTGTTCGAATAAATAAAGCTACATGGAATAATACATGGACTAGGGTTACAAATACTAGCGATATATCTTCTATTTGGAATAGTACTACATTTTGGAACGGTTTAATTGAAGAAGAACAACGTAATAGTTATACAAAAATACACATATCACAATTATATACAATAGCTTCAACCACACAACAAGCGTATGGCTCACATTTACACGTTGAACTATATGATAGTGCATCTACATATTTAGAATTAGGTAGAGTTTTCATTGGGCAAATTGTTGCACCAATAATAAATCCAGAATACGGTGCAGTGCAATTTGGTTATATTGATAATTCAGAAATGCAACAAGCTAATAGTGGTACAAAGTATTTTTATGAAAAACAAAAATTAAGAACAGTTAGTTTGCAATGGAATCATCTAAATGTAAATGAAGCATTGGGTGGTATATATGATGCGTATCGTTCACAAGGTATAAGTAGGGAAGTATTGTATTTATATAGTTCCGATGTAAATGAACCTTATGCGTATGCTAAATCATTCTTAGGTAGATTCACTTCACTAGATGCAATTGGAATACCCAACCCTGGTTTATATTCAGCAACAGTAAATATAGAGGAAATTTTATAATGGCAAATACAGCTACATTCCCGTTAACGGGTCATACTTATACAGACGATTCTGACCCTAATACTGGTCTTGATGGTGGCGGTCACGTTGCTAGATTTGTCCCTGCATTAGCTGACGTAGTTTTAGCTTGTGCTGATTTAGTAACAAAAATAAACACAGCTTACGATACAATTGACAATAAAGTATTAACTGGCACAACTTATATGGATGCTGTTGCGGCTACTGTGGCGCAATCAGCTTCTACTAGTGCAACATCAGTCACATCAATGACAGGTTCAATTTCACCAAAAACATTTACATTAGCTCAAACTGGAAAAGCTTATTCTTTAGGTCAAACTGTGAATATAGCAGATTCAACTGTAACAGTAGTTATGTCTGGTTTAATTACAGCCTATAATTCAACTACTGGTGTTATGACTGTAAACGTTGGAACTTTATTAGGGGCAGGTACATTTTCATCTTGGGTAATATCAGTTGGCGCAGCAGGGGGTGGTGTGGCTACATCATTAGCTACATCTGGTTCTCCTGTATTAGTAAATAGTTCTTCTCCACCAGTAGCTAAACAACTATTAACTGCCACATCAGCAACAACAGCAACATGGCAAGATGCTCCAAAATCTATGCCAGATTTTTTATTAATTAACGCAGGAATTATATAATGGCAATTACAGCTCAATATTCATCTATACCAAAAGCAGATGGTGCTATAGCAATAACACAAGATACATCTTTAACACAACCAACTATTGCTAATGTTGCTACAGTTTTTACAGCAGGTAGCTCTGGTTCACGTATTGATAATATTTTAATATCAGCAACTGGTACAACTGTAGCAGGTCAATTAAGATTGTTTATTGCTAAAGGTTTACATGGTAAAACAATCACATCTATAACATCATCGACAACAACAGCAACAGTTACAACATCAACTGCACACAATCTCATTACAGGTGATTTGATAACAGTACAAGGAGCATCTCCTATTGAATTTAATGTTAAGTCTACTGCAGTAACTGTGTTAACATCTACAACATTTACTTATCAAATTACTTCTGTGTCTTCAGTAGCGGCAGATACAGTTGGTTATTACTCATCAACTAGATTAGGTACAGGTATTCAATATTCTTTATTAAAAGAAATTACTTTTGCAGTTGTTACACCATCAACAACAGTAGCTGCATATAATTTACAATTATCAAGTTTTATGAATCCTGAGATGTTGCCACTACAACTACCAGCAGGATATTCATTACGTGCAACAGTAAGCACTACGCAAACTTCAAGTGGTATAAATGTAACAGCAACTGGTGGCGATTACTAATGTCAAATCAAGGTTTACGTGGCATAACTCCTGATTTAAAAAATGGAATAAGTCGATATTCATTTGTTGGCTATACTGCTCCTAGTTCTGGTGTTATTAGATTAAGTCTTTTGGATGTTGGTAAACGTATAACTATTAACACGCAGATTGCTGAAACTTTTGTTATTTTACCTAGACTCTATGCTACTACTTTAGATAGAAATATCATTATTTGCAATACGTCAACTAAACCATTAAAAATTTATAGAAATGGTAGTAATGGTTCAAACTTTGCTGCATTTTTAACAATTGTTCCACCGAAATCATCAATGTTATTAGTGTGTACGTCTATATATTCAATTGTAGATGTTAGTACTACTTTATATGGAACATGGGCAACCACTTTAGTTGGAACATCTCCAATAAATACTAGTTCTATATTATTGACAGCTACATCAGGTAGTGCATTTACTTATTGTAAATTAATAATGTTCGATGATAGCAATGGTGTGCTTGTTGGTAGTTCTGCGGCAGGTACAATTGGAGCTGTGGTTTGGTTGACATCAGGTTCTAACATAGCTATATCTAGTTTAACAACTTTAAGTGGTAATAGTGTCGGTACTTTTGCAGCAGCAAAATTATCTTCAAATTCAATTATTATAGCAACATCAACTTCAAATTATGGTTCTATGAATACACAAGTAGTTACTGTGAATTTAGATGGTGCTATGTCATTTAATACGTTAGGTGTAGTTTTTAATGTGGCTTCAGCCGCAACGTATAATGTTCTTGATATAGTTGCTTTAAGTGCCACACAAGCTGTACTTTCATTTATCCTTTTTGGTGCAAGTGAGCAGTATAAAGCAGCTGTTATTTCCATAACTGGAACAACTTGTTCAGTTTTAGGTGGTGGTAGTTCTGTTGGTATAAATGGAACAGGGACTGGTACTGCTGGTGGTAGTAAAGCTCAATCGATACCGTTGACTTCAAGTTCTTGGTTATGGTTATTTGATAATTATAATGCGGGAAATCTAAATACACACGGAATAGTTTGTACAATTAGCGGCTCAACAGTTACTTATAATGGTACTCCAGTTAACATAGGTTTATCTCTTGGTGGTTTTGAAGCTATCGCAAATTCAGCAACACAGGTTTTAGTATTAGGTTGTAATAATACAGGTTATCCATTATTTGTAGTAATAAGTATTAGCGGTACAACAGTATCAACTACCACATCAAAATCACTAAGTAGTTACGGTGTAGCACCAAAGACAAATTTGATGTATGTATCTAATAATACAGCTCTTGCATTAGTAAGGAATTCATCAGATGCTTCATTGCGTATATATATAGTTTTATTTTCAAGTACTACTGTTGACATAGCACCTTATGAATTAATTATTGCAGGTTCAGGTTCAGATACTATGTTTGGTTTAGCCTCTGGTACTAGTGGTTCATTGCGTTATTTTGTATATAATAAATCAGCTGGAACTAACCAACCAACAATTACACCTATTAAATTAGCTTAATGAGAACTTTATGTCAAACAACGGATTAATATCAACTGCAATTAGACCAACAACTAGATTTAAAAAATATGAATATAGTAATTTAACAGATTATGTTTTTTTAACAGATAGTGCATGTAATAATACTATAAAAATAACTGAACCAAATGGATATGGTGTCGTATTGCCTAGCGGCTCAACTTTAAAAAACAATAGTTTAATATTAACACATATTGCAGCATCTGAATCAAGCGAATTTAAAATTTATGATACAACAGGAAATACATTTTTAAAATATATTCCTGTTGGAGCTAGTATGCTGTGCTTATGTACAGATAAAGTAAATAATACTTGGCAGTTTGCATTACTAGGTTCTGTTGAATTAGGATTAATTACTAATAACGGTATATCGCTTAGTGGTGGTACATTTAGTGGTGGTATATTCCAAGTAGTTAGATGCACTGATACAACTGGGTTTGTAGTAACAAGTAGTTCATATGTTGCCTATGTTTCTCCATATACATATGTCGCTGGTTCAGGAACTTTAACATTGGGTACTGCTGCAAGTCTTAGTACTTGGAGTGTTGGTGCGTTAGCTGGTAATTTAATAAGAACGGATAATACACATGCTGTATATACTTATAAAAATACAGCAAATCAACCATCGTTAATAACTTTTACTCACAATGGTTCAACTGCGGCTGTCACAGGTTATGGTAATATACATACAGTTAATTTTTTTACCTTAGAATCTGAAATGATTACATCCACTGTAGGATTGATGTCGTGGATTACAAATCCACCTTCAGGTTCTATGTATTGGTATATTTGTCCGTTTGGATGGAATGGCACAACTGTAAGCTCAAATCCATCTATTGTTATAGTTGAAACAAATCCTTCACAATTGAGTGGTCATACATCAATATGTAAAGCTGGCTCAGGTGTAGCTGCTACAAATAATATTAATTTAAAATATATAACTTTAAATGGTACAAATGCACCAACAATAGTAACAACAATAGCTTTAAGTGGGCTTATTGCAAGTCAATATGTTGGTTTGAATTCATTTGATGGTTCAGTTTTTGCAATGTCTTATTACGATACCAGTGGGTATCCACTTTTAAGACTATATGCAATGTCGGGAAATAGTTTCTCAGTACTTCAAAATTTAAACGTAAACACTGTGGCATCTACAGGTACAAGTGGTATTGCTTATTACCCTTCAGATGTTTTATTTTTATCAGCAACAAGAATTCTTGTGCTTTATTTAGATGAAAATAAAAAAATATGTGTAAAGCTAGTGGGTTTAAATACAACCACTAATACAATGTGGTTGATTTCTAAAACACCTATCACAACTACTATAACAACAGGATATGATATAGCTTCTGGTATTAGATTAAAAGCAATTTCATCAACATCTTTTGTAATAACATCTGGGAATGGTTTTAATGATGTTACTATGATTAATAGCAATGTATTTACAATAAGCTAAAGGAACAATTATGCCATCAAAATCATTAGCACAACACAAAACAATGCTTGCTGCAGCACACAACAAAGCCTTTGCTAAAAAAGTTGGCATACCAATGTCAGTAGCAATTGACTTTATAAAGGCTGATAAAAAAGCTGGAAAGTTTAAAGCCAAAGAAAAACCAAAAGCCAAAACCAAAACTAAGTCAAAGTCTAAGGGCTAATGAGCATTTAGGGCTAATGGACATTTTGACATTTGCTGGTGAGGTTGGTTTTCCAATAGCAATAGCGTTAGCTGGGATATATTTTGTCTTGCTAACGCTAAAGTTTATCCTATTAAGTGTACAAGGTTCAATACAAGAATTGATTATTATAATGAAAAAGTTAGATAATCGTGTGACATGTATGAGCAATGACATCATAAAAATAGACATACTTGCATCAAATATGTTGGACTTAAAACCAGACATGGATAGAATTTCTCGTTCTGAAAAAGAGGACGCTAGGAGTGATTAATGGAATTACAAGAATTGGCTAATAGCTTAAACAAATTTGGATTTCCCGTAATTGCATCGGGTGGTATGGGATATGTGATTTACTTTGTATGGATTTGGGCAACTACAATAGTAAAACCATTACTATCAGAAGCCATAGATGTGTTGATTGCATTAGTTGACCGCATAAGATTATTGGACAATGATGTGATAAGATTAACGCAAAAGATTAACGTAGCATTAACCTACAAAAACAAAAGCCCCAATTAAGGGGCTTTTTAGTATCTAGGCAATCTGACCACTCTTTAGCACTTGTGCTAATTCAATAGCTCTACCGTGTACTTGTCTAGCCCAACGTGAGTGTAATAACTCATTAGAAGCTAATTGATATTTATTGTTACGAATATACTTAACAGCTTGTTTGAATGATGATAAACCACCAACGCCCATGTTATAACTCATGTCGAGCATCACATATTGCACATTGTTTGGCAGTGTACCGTACCATTCAAAATTAACTGCTAAATCATCATTTAATTTGTGACACATCTTTTTAGCCAACGATGTTGCTTGCCACTTTGTTATGCCATGTTGTTTTAATTTTGAAATTTCAACTTTAGGTAAGCTAAGTGGATTTTGCGTAAGACTATAACCATAGCCTATTGAATAGCCATTAGAGTCTTTGTATTGCTTATCTCTAAACCCTTCGTGAGCAATCGCTCCGTTCAAACAAACAGCTAACAATGTACTTGCAATCATAATTACTTCCTCAATTTTAAAAACTTAATATTAACATATTAATCTTAAGATAATATTAAGACGTTGCTCCAATGTCTTTTAAGATACGGTAGGCTTCAGTTATATACCATTGCTTATCTAAATCAGCAGGTAAGCAATCTGGTAATCTTTGCAATGGTCGGCAATTATTACTCATTGGAACAAGGTTGCCACTATTGGCATATACGATGGCTGTGTTGGTCGAATTACTGTGATAGTATCTAACTGTCTTACCTAAGTATTCACCGTCCTTTACAGCCCCTCCCTTGACGTTTCTCAATGTGATAAACTTGCGTATATCTGTATTATTGTTAATTGTATCTTCAATAGCAATAACATTAGTCAAATAAGCAACTACAGCTTCAGTACATACCACATTGACAGGATTCTTAGCTATTGATGATTCAGCATAAGCACCTTTTAATTTAACTTCACCATTTGTTTTGATTGCAATATAGTTATTCACATCTCTATTGTAAATAGCTGAGTAATGTGTTTCTTCCATAATCATATTACAATGTTTTTCAAATCGTTTTGTGATGTCCTGCAACAAATCATATTTATCTGTATCACAGTAAACAACTATGCCATCTGTGTTAGACAATACTACGTCAATACCAGCAAGTTGTAAACGCTCCATAAACATAAGGATAGTTAATTGACCAGATATTGTGACTTGCGCTAATAAGCGTGGTGCATAGAGAATACTGTATTTACTGCCAAACTTACCAAACGAACCATTAAGACAAATCTTAAGCATAGCATCTTTAACTTTATCTTTATTTTTCTTAGCTTGTAATCGTGGATAAAAGATTTTATTTTCATAAAGATTCAAGAATCCAAAACCCAATGATTCTGGTGATAATTTTTGGTCAATAATCATTTTTGGATAAAATGATGCGGCATCAATATCAGTTACCTTTTTATTTTTAGTAGCAATATAAGCAATGCTTTCTTCAACAACATGCAAACCACCCAAACCCATCTTGTG